TAGGCGATGGCAGACGCTTTATACCCGTATCCGGCCCCCCCGCTCACATCTAGCCTATAATCTGACCCTTCGAAATTAATTATGGTGGCCACACCGCTAAGCGTAAACCCGTCGGATGAGCCGCCGTCAAAGTCCGCAATTTCACGCCACGCTCCCGAAATAATCGAGTCTGGTGCATTCGTCGTGTTTATGTATGATAAGACGGTCCCCGCCTCCCAATCGGCCTGGGTCGTGATGGTCTTGGAACCGGACGCGGAGCCGGGGATAATCACCGGGTTAATCGTCCTGACCCCCGACCCAATCCCCGCCTCGTCGCACAGCAATCCGATGAGGGTTTCGATTGCCTGGTTGGCCTTCCACTTCTTCCCCGTCACCTTCATGGTGTGTCCCGCCGTCGGGGCCGTGACCATGGTGATTAGGGCGGGTCCGGTTTCGTCGAGTTGGGAGAGTTTGTAGTGCGTCCCCTGCGTTTTCTCGACGGAGTTTTGCTCAAGTGAGGATATCTGCCAGACGCCTACGGAGGTCGTGTAAAATTCGGTATTGGTCCCGTCGGCCGTCGCGGGGGAACAGTCCTCTAGCGTGAAGGCGTCAGACACATTCTGCGCGTCGGCCTGCTCTAGCAGAATCTCCGACCCCTTGATGGTGTAGGTGACGGTTGACTCGCCCCCTCGGATGGACAGGTCAGCGAGGTAGCCAAGGAACAAGGACACAAGCTCCGTCGTCCCGTCGTCCAGGACATAACCGTGCTGGATGCGGAACTTGGTCATGTATGGCTCGTAGCCCAAGGTGGCCGTAGCGTCCACGGCGAAGATGGAGGGCTCGTATGTGGTCGGGAGCCACTTGCCGCCCGAGTTGTCCAGGGTCAGGGAAACATTGGAGGCGAGGATGGTGTTCTGTGTCGTGGTGTCGAGCTTCCACGAAATGCCGCTAGGGGGCGGGTTGTCGGACGGGTCCATGACCGTCCAGGCCGCTTGGTAGACATAGGCCGAGCCGTTCCAGTACCGTTTCTTGTACTCCACGGTGAAGGTTTCATGCCGTCCGTGCTTGCGCTTCCAGACGGAATTAGCGGCGGCGGTTAGGGTTTTCAAGAGCCGCCGACCCCCTCGAACTCAAAGGAGATGTCGTAACCGGCTCCGATGTACTCAGTCGAGAACGGATCTTTGAAGGAACCTTGTCTGAACTTGCCGAGGGACAACGTTCTGACCTGATCCCCTGGAAACGGGTAGAACAGGAACGGGGCCGCGGTGTTCTTGATGTCCCTCAGTGAGGTCCGTTCAGCCGCCGGGACGAAGCGGAACCCTGCAGAGGCGGCGTACATCTCAAAGCTGTTGTCGGCGCTGTAGATGTAGGCGTACTGCTTGGTCCGGTTGGCCATCTCCGAGGCCATCTCAGCCTCAATCCACTCGGCCTCGTAGGAGGTAAACCCCTTTGCCATCTGGAGCGTCCCGAGCGCGGCGACGAACTGACCGATGGACTTCTCGGCGTTGGCCGTCTGTGTGGTCGTCATCGTCAGGCGTATCTTGTTCGCTGAAACGGGAGAGGCGAGGGAGATGATGAAATCCTCCGATGCGTGGACGGTCTGCGTCCCGCCCGTAAAGGCGGTGTAGGAGGCCCCGTCGTTGGCTGAGTATTCCAGGACGAAGCCCTTAAGGTTGATGTTCAGCAGGGCGATGAAGTCGATAGAACGGGTAGCGAGGAGGTTGCCCTGGTAAAGGCCAATCGTTATCGTTTCCGTCGTCGCGTCGGAGGAACCGACGGAGTTCCAGGGTCCGGTGGGGTCGCCGTCGTACAGCCGCCGCTTGATGGTGTCGCCAGAGGAAACGGCCACAGCCGAGGCGTTGTAACAGTCCCGGTTGATGTAGTTCTTGGACAGGAAGGCGGGGGTCGCGCCCGAGGTGAGCGTTATCTGTGCCATTATGCCGCCAGTCCTTGATTGAGATTTGAGAGGTTGCTCATGCGGAGCGCGAGGGTGATGGCGTCCACGGTTTCAGACCGGATTTCCTCGGCCAACTCGCGGGCAAGCCCGCGCCCTCCGCTGTTGCCGTTCATTCTGATGTTGATCCCACCGACATTCACATTGACGCCACCGGAACCGCCCAAAGCGCCCCTAAGCCTCCGCGCTGTGCGCGGGTCGTCGAGGGGGATGACGGCCTCGTCCCTGCCGCCTTCTCCGATGGTTGCCCTCATACCACCTGGGCGGGCCGTGACAAGGCCGCCTTCTGCCATCTGTACCCCGGCGATGTTCGCAACCTGGGCGGCGCCAGCGACTCCGACGAGTCCGGCGACGACGAAGTTAAGCGGGAAGGGGACCGTCGCCATGGCAAGAGTGATGCCCTGGAATGTATTGATGGTCGCCATGGCCATCGCCGCCGCTTTGCCGATGGCCGCAAGTTCCTTATTCTTGGCGCTGGCGAGTGTGCCGATGGTGTTGAGGAGGGACATATGTGCCTGCGCCTTGGCCTGGTTGAGAATCTTCTCCTTGCTCAGTTCTTGGGCGCGGCGAACATCGTCAGCCGCATCCTTCCCGAACTGACGCTCCACCTCGGCGGCGTCGAACTGGTCTTGAAGGTCGGCAAGTTCCTGGTGGGACATGGTGGCCGAGAGATACTTCTGGTTGGCCGACTCGTCGAGGAGGAGTTGCTCCTCATGGAGTTTGAGGGCCGCCGCGTTGTCGGTCTTGGCTCCGCCTTTTGATTTCGGCGCTGGCTCCTCGGGAGAGGCGGGCAGAGATGCAATTATCCTGGCCCTGTCGGCGTAAGCCTTGGACGCGATGTCGATATCCTTGGCGAGTTGCTGATATCTGCGCCCATTGTCGCTTGCGAGGTCCCCGACTCCCGTCAATCCCGCCATCTCGCGCTTCATGTTCTCGATGTTTAGGCGCATCGAGATTTGAACCTTGTCCTTGGACTTGGTGAGGTTGTCGTCGGCCTGGACTTGCTTTTCAACCCAGGTCAGGCCCTGAGAGAGCCACCGCGTCCACGCCTCGGCAACGGGCACAAGTTCCTTGCCGATCTTCTCTTTGAGGTCGTCGAAGCGGTTGGTGAGGACCGCCACGCGCCCCGCATAGGTGGTCGCCTCTGCCTGCGCGGCCCCGCCGAACCGCTGATTGACCTGTGTCATTACGGCGGCGAACTTATCTGCACCCTTGGCGGTTTCGTCGATCTTGAGCCCGTACCTGGAAAGGGCGCTTGTTTCCCCGGCGAACGCCTTGCCCATCAGCAGGGTCGCGGATCGGAGGTCAATACCAAGCCCGGAGGCGAGGTCTATGGTCGCCTTCGTGGTCTTGTTAAGTTCCTCCCCCGCTAGACCAAAGGTGGTCAGTAGGGTTTGCGTTTCGACGATGGCCTCATCTGAGTGGATGGAAACGGCCTGTAGCGCCGTCGCTTGGGCCAGGAGGGCTTCGGTGTAGCCCTTGGAGGTAATGCCCTGATTCTTTACGGCGTGGTCGAGCCGGGAAGCGGCTTTTTCCGCGTCGGCAAACGCCTTGAGCGATTCCCGCCCGAACCTGATGACGGCCCCCGCCGCTTCCCGGCCATACCTGACAACCACATCAGCCGCCAGGATGTTGAATTGCGTGTTCTGCTTCTTAGCCCCGTCGGAGAGCTTATCCATCCCCTTATTGAGGGAATCGAGTTGCTTGCTGAACTTGTCTACTACCTCGATGGGGATTTGGATACCGGCCATTACATCCTCCTAAGAAGTTGCTCCCGAACCTGTTGCCTTTGTAACTCGTCAGCTTCCGCCTTTTCTTCCCGCATCCGGTCTTCGTACCGCAAGAACTCCAAGCTGCTTATCTCGCCTATCTCCGAGGGGAACCTGTTAAACAGTCTGGCAATCGTTATCTGATTGCCGACCTCCACCCCGGAGGCTATGCGTTTTTTGCTACGGCCTCCGTCAGACCGGACAAGCGCCAGACCTCATCGACGATCCTCTGAATGGGGGCTGGGTGATGTTCGTTGATGACCTTAACGGCCTCGTCGTAGGTCATGACGGGCTCGATAAGGCCGTGCTGCATCGTCCCTGCGGCGAACTTCACGTTGTCCACCTTGTCCCCGTTCATCGACTTCTGACCGATTTCCCACCGAGCCGCCATGGAGAGTGTGCGGCACTTGACCGTCCCTCCCCACTCCGGGACCGCAACCTCAGACTCCCGGAAGTCCTTTGCCTTGTGAATCTCATCTAGTTTCAACACTCGCCGCGCCTCCTTTGCTGATTAGTAAGTCGTGCTGGCGTTGGTGACGATGATGGAAGCCGCCGCCCCCGCCGTGGACTGATAGAACGCCTTGAACGCCACACTCGCCCCGAGCAGGCCGTCCTTCTCGCCGTCGAAGGGGACCGCCGTATACTTGCAGGCCGGGAGGGTGACGAGCATCTTGAAGTTCGACGTGGCCAGGGCCGCGCCCGTCAGGTTGAACTCGATCTTCTTTGAGGTGTTCGCCAGGTAGTCGGCGCGTTCAGCCGTCGAGGTGAAGTACATATCGAAGCCGCCCTCGATGGCCGGGCGCTTGGCGACGATGATATCCTCACAGTCCTGGCTCTGGTTGTAGCGCCACAGGGCCTCGGCCCCGTTGTCGATTTTCAGCTTCAAGCCGCCGATGCGCAAGCCCGCCGTGGTGTCGTCAATCTCCACCTGAGCCTCGTAGAACATGAACGGGTCGGGGGTGTAGTGGGAAGCCGTCGAGGCGGCGCGGGTCTGCTCGGACTTGAACAGCCACTCCGTAGCCGCCTTTCCCCTGCCCTTGTTATCGAGGGAGAACTCCAGGGACTTGCAGATGCCGAGGTTGTAGCCGAAATAATCAACTCCCCGTTCCGCGAACAGTGTGTAAGCCGGATGCTGGGTCGAGGAGGTCTTGGTGAAGGTGTGATCGTAGGCCGTGGTCGCGCCGACCTGTGCCCCGGAGTAAGCCCCCATGAGCGAGTAAAGCACCTCGCCAATCGTCGCGGCCTCAAGGTCCATGGAGAACTTACCCTTGCCGACCTTGCGGCCCGCCTCGGGGGCGAACTCGCCCGCGTTCTGCGAACCGATGGCCTCATGCTCAACGTGCTCCAGGTCGTAGGCCAGCTCGGCGTCCCGCGCCACGTAGAGCCACTTGGTCGGGGCGGTTTCCACGGTCCCGCGCACGGCCTCGGGGGCAAGTCCGAACTGCTTGCGATCGACAATATAGTTAGCCATTAGAGGTTCTCCTGGAATTGAACGATGACCGTCATAAGGAAGCCCACGAAGGGCTTTGCGACGAACTGCTGCTTGTTTCCGAACCCGTCCCCACCGACCTCGACTTCGGTCACATGGGTATTGTCAGCGTAGCCGCCGCGACTACGGTCCTCGTAAAGTTTCTCCCGCACGTCCTGGATGAGGTTCATCACGGCGGTTGCGGGGGCAGAGTGGGCGATGAGTGCGCCTTGAATCTTGAAGGTCAACTCCCCTTCCTGACGCGGGGATGAGCCGATACCGTGAACGTCGTACTTGATGGACTCGTCAAAAATGGCCAGGAGCGGGAGTTTGGTCCCCTTGATGGTCTGCGGGTCCACGAACTGCCGATTGACCGTGGCGACGGTGGTACGGAAAGCGGAGGCCGTCGTGCTGATGGTGGCGAGTTTGGTCGCCACATCGGCCAGGATTGACTCGGGCTTGGGGGTGGTCTGAGCCATTAGAGTCCGAGCCTCTTAAGCCCCTGACCTATCTTGCGGTCCAGTTGGTTTACAAGCGCGTTGACCTCATCCGTCGCGGTGAGGCTAAAGAAATTGCGCTTCTTCGAGTTGCCCGCGGCGATGTTCGCCATGGTCGAGTCGCGGAACACAACGGCAGACTTACCCGTTCCAAGGAACAGCGCGTGGATGTTGCGGAGCATCTTCCCGGACCAGGTAAGGTCGGGCTTAAGCGAGCGCCCCGCCTTGGCGCGTTTCTTGGCGTAGTCGTCCGTATAGGGGTCGAAGTAGGACCCGTCGGCGTCCCGGCCTTCCTGGGTGCGATTCTGGACGATGGTCCCGGCCTGTAGGGCGAGGTCCGTCATCGTTTCCTCCCCCACCAGAAGATTACGCAACGCGGACGAGGCGTTCTGAATCGCCTTGACGTTGAGGTTCATCTTCTGGACGTTGAGTTGAATCATCGCTCTAGCGTCCCGCCCGTAATCCCCATCTTGCGCTCGGAGGTCGAGATAACATCGTCCTGGTCCGAGTCGATGAGGAGGTCAGGAGCGAGTTCCTTGTAGGTTTCCTGGAATCGATGCCGGTAGAGGGATTGTTTCATGTCCCAGAAGTCACCGACGCTCTGGACGAGTTCGAGCGCGGCGTAGTGGAGGGCCAGGAAGGCCGCGGCGGGGGTGAGAATTAGTGGATTCTTGATGAGGTCCAGCACATCGGCCTCGATGTAGAAGGACAGGGATCCAGCCGTGGCCGCGAAGGCCGGGGAACACCCCGTCAGCGTGGTCGCCGTAACCCCGGTGAAGGTGTAGACGCCCACATCATCCCCAGAGTAAATCCACAGGCGGGCAGAGGTCGTGACCTTGTTCAGTGAGAATGAACTGCCCGAAGAAGTGAACGTGGTCCCCTCGGCAACCGTCGCCCCGTCCACGCCCTCCTCGACGGGCCGCATCTTGGCCTTGTAGTCGCTGAGTCTGAGCCTGAGAAGTCGGCCTATCTCGTTCTTGGCGAGGGTGTGCTTGTTGGCGAGGGAAGTAACCCCGACGGAGGCGATGGTCGGCTCGATGGGGGTCAGGTCCGTATCACCGGAGAGGTTCACATTGGCCCAGACTGTTCTAGCCATTACTTTTTCTCCATGACCGACTCGGCTGCGCGGTAGCACATCTCACGGAAGCGGGCGAGGATGCCCTTCTTCGTCGTTAGGGAGTGGCCCATCTTGGCCTCGTAATGCTCCAGGGCCACATCTCGGAGGTAGGAAACATCCGACTCGGTAACATTGGTGATGGTCCCGTCCTCCGCGACATGGATGGGCCTGGGCGGGTCATTGGTAAAGACCTTTCGCGAAGGGACGAGGGTCCCGTCCGGCTGTCGCTCGTAGATGCCGGGAGGAAGGTCGCCGTCGAGGATTTGATTACCGAACATCGACAATCCCCTGCTCGAAGGAAAGGCGGCTCTTATTGTCAGCCGGGAGCGAGGCGAAGTACGCCTTAGCCGACTCCAGAGCCCCCCTGTTCATGTCCCGGTTGGCCTCCATGACGCCCAGGTGGCCGCACTGGATGGACGGGTCGATCCAGACCTTGACCCCGGCCTTGTGCATATTGGCGCACCAGAACATATCCTCGGAGATTTCGTTTGCATCCCCGTTCTTCGGGCCTTTCATTGGGTCGGGGGCGTACTTAAAGAACGGATACTCCAACTTGGCCCACATGGAGGCTTTGGTCATCACGCAACCCACGCCAATCACATCAGCGCGGAATAGCTTGTCCTCGGGCCAGTAATGCGGGCCGCACCACCTGACGAGCTGGTGAGCGCCTTTGCTGTGCTCCTCGTCGCCACACTCCCCGTGACACACGAACCCCTGCTTGTCGAGGTAGTCGTGATCCATCCCCGCTTCCCATCCGGTGAACGGGCCAAGGACGGGGCGGAAGGGCGGGTTCTTCATGAAGTACATCCCCGCCAAAGCCTCAATCTCCGAACCATCGGGCGCGGGCTTGTGGATGCGCTCCCACATCTCCACGATGGTCGAGGGCTTGAAGGTCTGGTCGGTGTCGAGGTTCATGATGTAGTCGGCCCCGAACTGCTCGATAGCCACCCTCGCGCTCTTGTTACGGTTGTGGTCAATCGGGAAGTCGGAGCAGATGTTTACGAGCATCCTCACCTTCTGGCTGTCGAAATACTGATAGGCCGAACCGGCGCACATCCCGAGGCACGACTCGAAGAAGGGGCGGTGGACCCAGTTCCCCGTCATGGGGAGGTTGACGACCAGTATCCGGTAGCCCATCTCCTTCAACTTCTTCGCGCCCTCGATCATCTCGAAGCGGTCCAAGTCTGTCCTAGTGCCGTATTGGAACTCGTTATGTTTAACGCTCGCCGCGATAGCCATAGGCCCTCCGGTTTTACTCGTCGTTCGCTCCCGCCGCCCCCATCAAGACAGGGACGGCGGGTTACTCATTCTTTAGTGGGCGACGTTGTTCTGTGCGGTGCCGATCTGGAGCCAGTAAGAGCCCATGCCGACGACGCGCATGGAGTGCTTGGTGCCGAGGACGACGTTGGCGTTGCCGAAGGTCACGAAGGATGCATTGTCATCGAGCGTAATGACGAAGGTCCCCGAGTTCACAATGTCCATAACGCAACCCTCTTTGCCCGCGTTGCTGTTGAGGGTGCCGATGGTGTACGAGGTGGACGTAGTGCGGGCCGCGGTGGCCGTGATGCGCTTGACTCCACCGCAGGCGTCTGCCTGGATGGTGTCGGCAGCGCCAATGACCTGGGCGGCGGGGAAGACGGACGGGTGCTGATACCACTGGCGGCCACCGGGGCCGGACGCGGCGACGACACCGACAAGGCCGAGAACGAACAGTCCGGCGGTGAGGATGATGCGTTTCATGAAATTCTCCTTTGCTTCAAGATGTTCCGGCCCCCAAGGACCGCCAGGAGGTTGCCCTCCTGACGGCGGCTTAGAGGTCGGCGGCGAGCGCGACCTTTAGCCCTTAGTATGTCTGGGACTTGACCAACACGAACGCACCGGCGCGGATAACGCCCGCGTCGGAGTAGAAGTTCATGATGACCTCGTTGAGGGCCTTGCTCGCATCGCGCTGAATCTCGATAGGAGCCCCGATGTTCTTGACCGCGTAGCCCAACTCTTTGCCGTTAAAGAGCTGGCCGAGGTAGACATCGTTGATGTCCGTGCCGGTGCCAACGCGCATCGAGCTGATGACGCGGGCGCCGAACAGGGACTTGCGGGAAAGGCCACCATCGACCATCGCGCTCTGACCGATAGCGGAACGGTCCGAGTCGGACGAGGAAGTGACCACCAGATCATCCAGGAGGTGCGCTTCCTGTTTGGGATGGATGGCGAGGACGAGGTTATCGTTGGCCTCGTTGACCTTGAGGGTCAGGAGTCCCGCGAGGACGTTCTCGGGGGTGATGGATGTCGCGTTGGTGGCACCCACCGAGGAGGTCCAGGCCGTGCCGACCTGGGCCAGACACTCGGTTTCCTCCGCCTTCACACGGGCGTTGCCCATGAGGCGGCCCGCCGTGGCCGACGGGGACTCACCCGCCGACGCTTGCTGCGCCAGATCCGACACATCAACCCGGATGGACTTGCGAACCACCGTTAGGGTCGCAAACGTGGGCTGGATGATGGACGAGGTGCTGTGGTCGGTCGTCTCGTTGCCCGCCGTCTGGGCGTACTGAGTGACCGTGGTATGGATGGGGAAATCGGCGGTCAGTCCGGGGCGGCTGGACAGATCGACGACGTTGATGAGGGGCAGTAGTTCCGCATTGATCTGGAAAGCAAGGCGGGCCTCCTGGAGGACTTCCGTGGGAACCAATTTCCCAAGGGCTGATGCAGTGGTTTCGTCCATATCGTTACGCTCCTATTCGCAAGACAGCTAGAACCCGCCTCGGACTGACCCGTTCACATCGAGAGGCCGGTTGTGTTTCTTCCACTCCTGGTACTGCGGTCCCGTCAAGGTCGAGAAGCGCTCGTCCTCAGTCGTCAACTCCAGGAACCACTTATCAGGCTGTAGACCCACCTTCGGCTTCTGTGAGAATGTCTTGTCCGGCGACTTCTGCTCACTTCCAAACAATCCCGACTTCTTTGCCTTCTTCACCCAAGCGAGGCGACTATGAGCCGGACCCTCGGGAATCAGGGACTTATGCTCATCGGATAGACCGTCCGTTTCCTCGGCCAGGTACGCCTCAACCGATGCCGACATCTCATCGGCCAGTTTGGCCTTCGGGCTGACGGACTCGTAGAGTTCCTTGAACTTGTTCTGCTCGATGAGGGCGGCTTTCGTCGCCTCCTCGGTAGCCTTGCTCATGGCCTCCAGCTTCTTCTCCGCTTCATGACGGCGAGCGACTTCCGCGTCAAGGCGCGCCTTGGGGATTGACTCCTCAGACTTGGCCTTAACTTCCTTCGATGCTTCCGTCTTCGCTTCCATCTTGACTTCTTCACTCATGGCTTGCGCCTCCCTCTTGGTTATGGTGGATAGGAGCCACCGCTGCGCTGTTATGGTCACGCAAGACCGCCGCCGCTACAGAACTATCGACGGGTTCTTCCTGTGTGTGGGTTAAGAACCAATCGCCAATGAAAATCATCCGGCCCGACCCTTGCGAACCATGCGCTTGACCCACTCCTTAAGCTCGATGACCTCGCACAGGATCACATCAAGCCTCTCGTCGGACATGCAGCCGGGACCGACCTGTAATTCCTTCGGAACTTCGACTCTCGCCGCTTCTTTCTTCGCCATTGCTCCCCCTTATTTGTGAGTCGCGTAAGACAACCCAGCTTCACAGCCGGTGTTCACCATCAAAAGTCCGTACTGCATAGACTGGAAAAGCGGGAAGCTGTTGGGCGTTCCGCAAGAGAACGTCCCGACAAGCCGCCGCGAGGTCGTCGAGGTCGTGGACGAGTCGTAGACCTTGAACAGCGCATTGCCGGACACCGCCGAGCCGATGGTCACGTAGGCCAGGACGGAATCGGACTTAGCCTGGGCGTGGCCCGTCCCCACGGTCAGCGTTTCCGTGCCGCTGGAGGCCGTGCCGAGGAACACCGTCATCCGACCCGTGCCGTACTGGCTCTGGGCCTTGGCGTCCTCCCACATAAGGGCCGTGCCGACGAAAGCGATGGCGAACACAACGACACAGGCAAGGAAAAACTCTTGGTATTTCTTCAAGCTGCGACCTCCTGAGATAACTCCGCGGCGACTTCAACGCTGATGGGCGAAAATTGGTGTCTGCACCGGTAACCGCCCCCGAATTGGGCCACAGGCAACCCCTGCCCGTTATCCATCCCCTCGATCTGCTCCTTCGTGTAGATGGGCTCGTCGCCGTCAACCGTGGGGATGTTGAACTCCCGGCTTCCATTCATCGAGAGAACGGCTGAGCAGAAGGGGCGGGTAATCCCGTCATCCGGCCCCAGGTAGATGAAGGTTTCGATACCGGCCACCGCGGCCTGACGGTTACTTATGGTGCGGTCAAATCCCATAAGGGTCGTGTTGGCGATGGTTTCGGCGCGGGACCGGAAGGCAGGGGCGCGTTCACCGTCGCCCAGCAAGGCGTTCTCGATGCGGGTAGCCATGTCATCGAAGGACGAGCCCGACACAACCGAGTCCATGATGGACTGATGGAGGACCCCGGCCAACTCCTGACCCTGGCGCTCCCACCGGGAGAGGTCGAGGTCTTTGAGGGCCACGATGGCGCGGGCGTTGGTCTGGCTGAAAGCGTCCCTGACCCCGGCGTACTTGAAGCCGCGCATGGACATATCCGCAACCATGTCGTAGGACTTCATCAGATTGGTCGTGGCGTCACGGTAGCCCGACTCCAGAAGCATCTCCTCGATCTGCGCCTGGGCGTTGACGGCGCGGGTGAGGTTGCGCTGATTGGACAGGACGCGCTCGCCCCCCTCGATCTCCCGCGTCCACTTGGCCATCTTGGCGTTGAGTCGGGACAGGGCCTTATCCACATCGCGGAGGAACGCCGCTGTGGCGTTGTCGATGATGTCTATCTTGGCCGCGTTGACGGCTTTGATTTTGCGTAGGCTCACGCCTTACCTCCCATCAGGAAGGGGGGCTTGGCCTTCTCGGCGGGGTCCTTGGCATCTGCCTCCATCGGCTTGCCGTCCGGCCCCATCTTGGGCCTGCCCGTCAGCGCGTCTATAAGTTCCGAGGGGTCGCCAGAGGGGAGGGCCGAGCGCGTCTTGGCGTTTATCTCCATGTTCGACTCGATCTTCTCGACGGCCTCCTCATCGGTCTTGATATCGGGGTCGATGGACATGAGCCACTGAGCGCGGGAGCGCACGTTCTGGTTGATCTGGGTTATCCACCTCTGGTCCTCGGCGGCGGGGTCCTCGGGGAAGTTCAACTCCGCGAAATTGATGGACAACTCGGCCTTGTCCGGGATTTCCTCGCCACCAGGGCAATGCGCGTTCCAGACGGCCCTCATCACGTTAAACAGTTCGCGCTCGTAATCCATGTAGAGCGCCACATCGTCCTCGCGGCGCTCTATCAGACGGATGTTGGAGAGTTTGAGTGACAGGCCCGAGGCCGGGGAGCCGGACAGCTTGAAGGAGTCCATGGACAGTCCCCAATCGTCGGCAATCCGGCGCACTTGCTCGCGGATGACCTCGATGATCTCCGCTATCTTGGGCGAGGGGCTGACGAACTTAAAGTCGGGCTGGCCCTTGCCAGCCGTCGCGTCACTAAGCGGAATCGAGATGAAGTTGGATGGGTCAACAGTCACACCCTCGGGAGGGGCGTCACCGATGATAACCGGGACGCTGAAGCTCTGCATCTTGACCAACTGATTAAGCTCGGTCAGGAAAACATTGAGCGTTTCCTGGGCGTTGATGAGGTCGAAGGACCCCTCGTTCCAGAAGTAGGAATCCGGGTAGGAGTCGCGGAAGAAAACGATGGGGATCATCCCGTAAGGGTTGGCCCCGGACTCGTTGGCCAGATCGGGGCGGGGGCGGCCCTGCTCGTCAAAGACCTGATGCGATTCCTCGGTCCAGGCGATGAAAAGCGAGGTAGCGCCGAAAGGGTTTGACGGCCCCTCAAGCGTCACGGTGTCGGCGTAGCCCTGCTCGATGATGACCGCAGAGGCTTGCGTGGGGTCCATCGCGTTCTGAACCACGTTGAGGATATCGGGCGTCAGCACATCAAGGGCCACGGCCTCATTGCGCCACACCGCCTGAACTCCGATAGTATTCAGGAGGTTTGTGTAGCGGTTGACCTTCTTCAAGACCGCATCGGCGCGGGCATTCTCGTACATCTTGGAGAAGGCGTCGGCACCCTTGCCCTCGACCTTCTTCCCGTTGATCATGAGGGAGCGTTGCGCGGGGCGCTTGTAGACGACGGACACCTCGTTAATGATACGCCGGACGATGTTGGAGAAGGTGGGCTGTAGGCGCAGGCGCTCGGGATGCTTGAACTGCTTGGCCAGGACGCGCATAAGATGCTGTTCCTGGTCGCCGCGGTAGTAGTCGAGGCGCTTGGCAGACTCGATCTTGCGCTCGGCGTTGGCGGCGAGCTTGGCCCGCATGATGCTCTCTCTAATCATCTGGAGAGAAACGATTGGAATGGCCCCGAGGTTTTCCATTAGTGGACCGTGACCTTCGCCCGCGGCAAGAGCTGCTGAGTGTGCGCGGCAACCGCGAGCGCCAAGGCGCAAACGGTGTCGTCGTGCTGACCCTCGGGGGCGGTGTACCTCACGCCCGTCCGGGTGTACTCGTACTCGTAAGCCTCAAGCTCGGAGGGGATGATGCCCTCGGGATAGGCGACCTTCTTGGTCTGTATGCGAACCGCAAGCCCTTCCATGAGCTTCTGCTTGCTCTCGGATGAGAACTTGTAGCCCTCGAAATGCAGACGCCCACCACCGCGCTGCAATCCCTCCAGGATGGGGTCGCCAACCCCGGTGGAGTCAACGAGGGTCGGGGTAGAACCGCACACCGCGCTTACCCTGGCGATGGTTTCAGTCCAGGGGGCCTGGAAGCGGGATAGGTGGCAAGTGTCCCCTGCCACGTTGAGGCCGATAATCACGGTCCAATCGACGCTCTTAGCGAGGTCCACGCCGAAAGCGATAGCAGGGCCTTGACCCAACGGCTTTACGCAAGCCAGTATGGCGTCAAGGCCGAAAGGGTTTCCCCCGTCATCTGAGGGCTCGGCGTTGAACAGTTCTTTGAACACCGCATCGGGCAGGGTGCGGCGGGCGTCCTCGACCTCGCCGGTGTCAAGGATTCCGGCCTTGACCGCATCCTGGGCGGTGATCTTGGAGTAGGTATGCCCCGGCTCCCCCGCTTGCGCCTTGCGGCACATGGAGTAGAACCAGTTGCGGCGTCCCTTGACGTTGCCGATGAGCCTGACCTTGCCCTGCGTGGATGTCAGCGTAGACCGGAGCGCGAACCATGACTCCTCGCGGGAGCGGGAAGCCTCGTCCAGGACCGCGGCGTGCACATCCTCACCGTAGAGGTTGTCGGGCTTCTCGGCGCTCTTGAACCAGATGACCGCTCCATTGGGCAGGGTGATGGTCAGGTCGGACTCGTTCACCGTGCGATGCTCCATGTCTAGGGCTTGCTTCAAGCGCCGGAATGCGATAGCGGCCTGGGGATAGACCGGGGCGACCCACCAGTAGTTCTTCCCGGCCCCACCACCCAGCGCGGCCTGCTCGGCAAGCCAGACGAGGCAGGCATGGGTCTTGCCTGACTTGGTTGACGCCTCAATCTCGGCATATCGGCTATCGTTGAAGATGGCGGCGATCTGGTAGGCGGCGAGTGGCGGGCGAACATAGGTGATGACTCTCAAGACGGCACCTTGTCGCCCATGCGGATCGTCATGAACAGCGGAGCCCCGTCGGCCCCGGTGACTTCGTTTTGAGTAACCCTCGGGAGGCCACACCGATCAAACGCCACTTCCAGGAGATGCGTCAGCTCGGGCGGGCGTAGCTTCCCGAGATACTTGGCATCGTGAATCATCGCGTGGAGAATAACGATTGAGGCGGCCAGCGTTTCAGACCGCAGGCGCTTTATATCCTCGGGCAACTTCGGACGCCCGCCGGGATTTGGCGTTGACCCCTTTTTGAATGAGGTTATGTTCGCCTTGGGGTGCCTATTCTGAGGCATTACGGATTCACCACAAAAAGAGCCTCCACGACTTCGGCCCGTTCCTGATTGGGATTGATCGCCGTAAGGGGAGGCTGAATTAAAAAAACCCTCGTCGATTTTCTCGACGGGGCGGGTGCTAATTCCGATGCTTGGGTCGGAGGGGTGGGTACAACGAAAAGGGTCGTGCTCATTTAAGAGCCGACCCAAGCCCGACTAGTGTACGCCTAACCCTTCCGGATAGCCATAGACGGAAGGTTAGATTTCAATGATTTTATTGTAAATACTATTTAACGGGAATATACGGCTGTTCGCAGTAGAATCCCCCTCTCCCGTCAGGGGTGCAATGGGTCCGGGTGTCGTGGTAGTCCTTGAGGGCGGCGCAGCCGGACAGAAGGACGGCAAGCAGTAGAAGTTTCATTATGCCTCCTGTAACTCTTGCGGAAAGTCATTGTGGCACGAACATCGGCAGTTCTGGACTGAGCATTTGCCGTGCTTCCCCGACTTGCACTTAGAACCAACCTCCACCCGCGGCTTACCCCTTGCGGCTTCGTTCTTTCTCATGGCTCTCCTCATGGCATTCACAGACGCAACCGGCGCAAGCGCGGCGCGTTCTGCCCTGCTCGACTATTAACTCTTTGCCAAGTCGGGAGACCTGACCCTCCAGTTCCCCGATTCTCTTAACCGCCATTGACTCTGCCGCTATAACCCCCTCGCCGTATCCTGCGTCCATGGCTTCCCGCATCTCGCTCGAAGGCGGGGGAGAGGGGCGGGAGAGCCGTTCAACCTCGTCCAGAATGTCGGGCACGAAATGGCGAGAGAATCCCTCGGCCTCTCCATTCGCCACAGCTTCAAGCCAAGATGCCCTCATGTCGTTGATGTTCACTTGGTCCTCTCTACGGATTCGTTATTGTGCCAATGAGGGAGCCCCGCGCCTTTGCACCCGCACTCTCCACGCTCCTTCATGATAGCGGTAGCGATCATTACGGCGGTCTCGCCCGCGTATCCTTCGGCAATTCTACCCGCGCGATTCAGGCCCTCCCAATGCGCCTCCCCCCTCGCTAACTCAACTATTCCCTCACAACGCACCCGCCCGTTGTGAATCTCGTCGTGGTACTTCTTTCGCAGAACCTCATTCTCTTTGCGGAGATGGTCGGCCTCGCATGACGGCCCGCAATACGGGACGCCAGGTGGTAGGCGGCACTCACAACTGGGGCATCTATTTTCTTCGCTCACTTGCCACCTCCCCGAGAAGCCTTTATTGCGGCGGGAACAACAAAGTCCGGGAGGTTCAGTGCTGGATTTGCATACCCCGTCTTCATGCCGCAGTTCCAACAGTGCGATTGCGGCATCCCGTAGTATGGCCCAGTTTTTTTGCACCCGAACCATCGACACCACCACGACGGCGAGACTAAGTTTTTCATCCCCCCCACCTCCCCCGACTCGCCCAGGAGGCGGCGGTAATGGTCGATGATGTTCGATACGATAAACTCGTCCATCTCGTAGCGGGATGCCATTGCGCTGACGAACTTCCCCTCGACCTCTTCACTCAATTCCGCGACCTCAATTCTGCCGATATATTCCGCGACTTCCTCAGTGGGCCAACCTCTGCCGCGATCTTCCTGTTGACGGACAATGCGGCGCAATTCATCGGACTTCTTCATCAATTCCAGATTCTTCATTTCGATTCTCCGGTTAGATTTCGTACAAACTTCGCTAAGGCGTATGAGTGACGCTCGCCGTTTGTTCGGAACAGGAAACGCAGGGAGGACGTCCTGTCCGTAATCGCCGTCCTCTTGCTCGACTTGCGGGGGATTTCATCAGGCACTCAGCGCGAAGCTGGTTCTTTGATTCCAAAGTCTCACCGCATTTTTCGCGCCGTACCTGGAGCCGCTCCTTGAACCGCAATTCAAGCACTCTACCCACCAGTATTTCGTGTGGGTCCGCTGTATTTCGGCCTCGCAGTTACAGAAGGGGCAATCTTTTAGAGTGTGGTTGTATTTCCTCTCCATCGCTTTGGTGTACTTCTCCTTATGGTCCACCCAGGATTTCATTTGGCCTCCGTCGGCATCGGGCCTTCACCGCAAGACTCGCAGGAAACATTGTTCCCCATGTCAGCCTGCTCCGCCCCGCACTCGGGGCACTCCACGAATTTAATATCTTCGCTCATCTCATATCTCCTTTCCGTCCTCTTGCTCGACTTGCGGGGGATTTCATCGGGGCTCCGTGGCGGCTTTGTCGTAGTCGGCCTTGCTGTTCTCGGCCACCAACTCCATAACTTTGATGTTCGCCTCGTACCACTTCGCGTAATAGGTATTCTTGTGGGTAGCCTTGACGAGCGCGGCGAACTCTCTGAGCGTCACGGTTTTACACCCACAATGGACCATGTAGCCGCCTTCTTCCCATCGCGCCCAGGTGTAGGAGTTGCGGGAACCTCCGGGGCCGAAGGAGTGATAGCCGTACAGGTCGGCCCTGGACAAGTCGGCCGTGGACAGATTGGCCCCGTACAGGTTGGCCCCGTACAGGTTGGCCCCGTACAGGTTGGCCCCGTACAGGTCGGCCCTGGACAAGTCGGCCGTGG